GAGGAGAATCGAAAAATCCTCGACGAAAACATAAAGCTGCGCAAGGAAAATGCCAACCTCATAGCCAATCAGGAGGCCATCAAACAGAATCAAAAGCTGCTCGAGGAGGAGATTAAGCGCCTCCGAGCAGAAATTATAAAATTAACATCAAACAACCAAAAATGAAAGCATTTGCAAAACCCATCTTAATTGTGCTGTCAGCAACGGCAGCCGTCGCCCTCGTCGGTTGCGGGGCATCGAAAAGTACATCCGAATCAACACATTACGAGCGAGATGACACTACCGAGGTGTACACCGTCGACACCGCCGCACGCGGCACTGTCGAGCAGCTTAGCGGCATGTCCTACTACGCCATCACGGCGCAGCCCATCTCCGAGGACATTGCCGTTGTTGATGTCCCGGTGTCGGCAGTTGCAGAACTGCCCGACGGAGCAAGCTACACCGCTTCCGAGGGGCGGGCGACGGCACAGTTGACGCGCATAGGAGATAACATAAAGGTCGAGGCTCGGTGTGACTCGGTGGCGAGATTATGCGAGATATACCGCTATATAGCCCTCGATTACATGTCTGCCAATGACAGCTTACGCAAGGAGATTGCAAAACTCGACACCAAGCGTCAGCAGTTACAGGAGGCCCTTGAGGAGCAAAAAAGATCGTCTCCCAATCACGCTTTGGGGTGGCTGCTTGGCTCTCTTGCAGCCCTCTGTGTATGTCTTTTAATCATCGTTATAAAACCGTTTAAACACAATAAAAATGGCTGAGGCAATTGAACGAAAAGTGCTTGAGGGCATAAATCTTATACTCTCGATTGGAGGTGTCGCTCTCGGGTTTTCGACCACCTGCAAAATCGACACGACCGCAGAATTTGGCACCCGCGTGACCAAGGAGGCCGCCTCCGGCAAGTGGGAGGAACAATACCTTAAAAAGTTGAGCGAGAAAATCTCGGCATCAGGATGTGTGCTCACCAACGGTGACAGCAATGTGCCTACGTATGACCAACTTAAGGAGATGCAGCTTAACGGCACACCCATCGACGGACAGTACAGCTTGCGCGACGGCGACAAGCGCACAGGCAAGAGCGCCGGAGGCTATAAGGGCAAGTATGTGATTACAAGCCTGTCGCTTGAGGGCACCGCCGGAGAAGATGCAAAGTACACTGTCGAGCTAAGCAATCACGGTAAAATTGAAAAGATAGGCGACGGCTTAACCGAGGGTGCAGCACCCGCGAATGCCAACTAAAAAATCAATCATCATGGCTAAAAAACAATCCGATAAAAAGCCTGTGACGACTCTCAACGTGGGTGGCCGCAAGTTGCCGTGCCGCGTCACCATGGGCGCGATGGTCCGATTTAAGCGCGCCACAGGACATGAGGCCTCCAATCTCGACACTGCCGACATAGAGGAGATGGTGACCTTTGTACACTGTTGTGTCGCGTCGGCGTGTGTTGCCGAAAAGGTCGATTTTGACATGACCGTCGAGGAGTTTGCCGACAACCTTGAGCCGGATGCGCTCAATGAGTTCTACGGCGGCATGGGTGGCGCGGAATCCGTCGACCCCGAAAAAAAAACGGGCAACCCCCAATAGAGCGGTTGCTCGGCATCGCCGTGGGGTGCATGGGCATGAGCCTCGATGACTTTATGTCCTGCACCCCGGCGGAGATAGCCGCCATACACGAGCAATGGCTAAATGACGGCATCGCCCGTGAGCATGCGCAGTGGGAGCGCGCACGCATGATGTGCATGTGTATGCTGCAACCCTACGCAAAAAACACGCTGTCGCCCAGGGATGTCATGGTATTTTCGTGGGAACTTGAGGCTGACAGTGACAATCCAAAAACCAACAACACCAACACTGACAGCAATTTGACCCGTGCCGAAATCTTTGCAAAATTCGAGGAGGCCAAAAAGGCAGCGGGGTTAAAATAATCAACAACAATGGCACAGAGTGTAGACTTTGAAATACGGCTAAAAGCGCCCGACGGCAGCATCCTGCGGAATCTCCGCATGGAGGTTGACGGCCTCGGCGACCTCCTGCGAGGGGTCACCCGCCGCTCCGAGGAGGCCGGCGCAGGGTTGCGCAAGATGGCCGCTACCTCTGTGCTTATAGACACATCCGTACGCGCCGTTGAAAATCTCAAGGGTGTGGTGTCGGGGCTCGTCGCTCCGTTTGCAAGTTTTGAGCAAGCAATGGCCAAGGCTAACACCATGGCAAACAAGTCGGGCGAAGAATTTAAGGCGCTTGAGGGGCAAATAAAGTCCCTCGGCAACGAAATCCCTATGCTGCGCGATGAGATTGCCGGAGGCCTTTATCAGGTAATCTCTAACGGCGTGTCCGAGGGCAATTGGATTGATTACCTTAAAAAGTCGACCAAGGCAGCCGTCGGCGGCGTGGCCGACCTCGGTCAGACGGTCACGGTGACCGCTACGCTCATTAAAAATTACGGCATGTCATGGGATGCCGCCGGCACAATCCAAGATAAGATACAGATGACAGCCAAAAACGGTGTAACATCGTTTGAGCAACTCGCACAGGCATTGCCGCGTGTCAGCGGCTCGGCGTCGCAATTGGGTGTGCAGATTAACGAGTTGATGGCCGTGTTTGCCACAACCACGGGTGTTACAGGTAACACCTCCGAGGTCAGCACGCAGTTGGCCGCCGTGCTCAACTCTCTGATTAAGCCAACCTCGGAGGCAACGGCCGCTGCCGATGCTATGGGTATCAGATTCGACGCCGCAAGCGTCAAGGCATGCGGTGGATTCCGCAATTTTTTGGTCGAGCTTGACGCATCCGTGCAAGCCTATGCCGCGAGTTCCGGGCAGCTGGCCGAGACCATATACGGGCAACTTTTCGGTAGCGCGGAGGCATTGCGCCTCCTTGGCTCGCTCACGGGCGAGCAAAAGGACAAGTTTGCCGACAACATCGCCGCGATGGAGGAGAGTGTCGGCACCATCGACGAGGCATACAACCAAATGTCATCAACTTTTGACGCATCGATGACGCTTATAAAAAATAAGATGGCATCGATGGGTGATTGGGTAGCCTCGGCGGTGTCATTTGCGGCACCGTGGCTGGAGATAGGTGCCAACGTTGGTACCGCCGCAATGAGTATGAGCCAACTATCTATGATGGCCGGCAAGCTCGTCACCGGCATCAAGTCCTTGGAGCTTGCGAGTCATGCCGCCGCTGCGGCGCAGCATGTAGTGTCGGCGGCTACCAAGGCATGGTCCGTCGCTCAGGCAGCACTTAACGTAATAATGAGTCTTAACCCCGTAGGTATAGTGGTAATGGCCATTGCCGCGCTTGTCGCAATCGTCATTGCGGCATATAACAACTGCGAGGAGTTTAGGGAGATTTGCGACAAGGTTTGGGCCGTCATAAAACAGCTTGCAGCCGTCGTTTGGGACTTTTTGGTAAAGGCATTTGAGCGTGCGAGTGAGGTTATCCGCAAGGCGTGGGAGTGGGTTAAAAACTTTTTCGGCATCGACGGGGCCGATGATGCAAAGGAGGCCGCAGCGGCCATCAATGCACAGGCCGACGCGACACAGAGGGTAGCCGACGCGAATAAGGATGCCGCCGCCACCGGACTTAAGGTGGCGGAATCCGTCGATTGGCAGGCTATGAGTTACGAGCACCTCGGCGAGGCGATCGAAAGACAAAAGGCCAAGGTTGCGAGCCTTGCCGGTGTCAATGCCGAATCGGCACGCAAGGAGGCACAATTACTCAAGGCAATGGAGGCCCGGCACGACAAGCTCGGCAAGCAGTACGGCCTCGCATCGTCGACGGGCAGCATCGACAAAAATGATAAGTCCAACTACAAGGGTGGCACCGAGGGTTATTACAAAGCCCTGCAGCGCGAGCTTGAGGACAAGTTGGTCAAGATTGACGCAACCCTCGACCCTGAATCCTACCGCACAATCGTAGGCCAACTCGCCGAAATCAAGTCATGGCTCGACGGCCTTGAGAGCTACCGCCACCGCGTCGAGGTGGAGCTAAAATTTCCGGACGCGAGCGCGCTCAAGAGTGGCGATATATTGCCCGGGAAAATAGACCTGACAAAAAACTTCAAGACATTAAGGCCTACCGACATAATCCCTAATGAGGTGCCGGATAGAGTGAAAGGTTTAGCCGAATCTCTCGCAAAGGATGTTGGTGATGGTATAGCGCCCATACGGCAGGGCTTGTCTTCAATGGCGGGAATGCTACACAGTGTCGCCCGAATGACAAATGAGTCGACAGGCGCTTGGTTACAATGGGGAGCCTCGGTGATCGATGCCTGTTCAAGGGCATTGCCGGCAATCATGGCCGTTACGGCAGCCAAGGCTGCGGAATCGGCCGCAGCGACACCCATTGTCGGATGGATAGCGGCAGGAGCGGCCATTGCGGCAGTGATTGCCTCGTTTGCGCAATTACCAAAATTTGCCGAGGGAGGCATAGCCTACGGCCCGACACTTGGCTTGTTTGGTGAGTATTCCGGGGCGTCAAATAACCCCGAAGTCGTGGCACCGCTCAACAAGCTCAAGGAACTTATAGCGCCGCGGGGAGTGGCGGCCATGCCCGCTGAAATACGCCTTGTGGCACGTGGCCGCGACCTCGTAGGAGTGCTTAATTATAATGACAATTTAAGGAGGAGGACAACGTAATGTCGATGCATTTAAGATATAGCGGCACTTGTTACAGCCGCAACAACGTAAAATGGAAGGTGGACATCCTGCAGGCAAATGATGTACCCTTTGCTAATGTCGGCGAGCTTGACTTGTCGTCCAACGACGCTCTGCTCATAGAGTGGCCGGTCATTGACAAGGAGGAGGTGATTGTCGGCTCCTCGGCGACGCTTAACATCATATCACCGGGTGATAGGACATATGAGGACCTGTACACCATTATACCGGGCAATATACGTATGGATGTGTACTGCGAGGACTCATTGTATTGGTCCGGTACGCTCGACCCTGAATTTTACTCAGAGCCTTATGAGCGGTTCAACAATTACGTTGTCACCCTTACATTTTCCGACTTCGGGGTCCTGGATCGCATAACGTATGACCTCAACGGAGCGCAACCGTTGTTGACAATTGTAGAGCGTGCCATCGCCGGCACCAATATCAATATTATGGGAATCGATTACGACACGCTGGCGAGCACTTATTTTGCCGAGGGTGGCAAAAAGGCCACGGTCGACAATCTGTCAATCCGATCAGACAATTTTACGGATGAAGAGGGAGAGGTGATGTCGATGCGCGATGTCATAATCGGCATTCTGCAACCTCTTGGACTACGCATGGTTCAGCGCGCAGGCAAGGTGTACATATATGACCTTAACGGTTTATACAACAGTGGCCACGCTCAAAGCGTGGTGTGGATGGGCGACAGCTCGACGCTCGGTGTCGACAAGGTGGCAAACAATGTGCGCATCACCTTTTCGCCGTATGCTCAGAGCGACTTGCAGGCTACAACCGCCAACAATGGCAAAATCGTTTACGAGGGAGCGTCGTCGTCTCAGGCGACCAACCTCGGTACAGCCAACCCCGCCGACCCCGATTACGGAGAGTTTTACACCTTTTTAAAGGATTACAACTTAAATACCTCGCAACCTGTTGCGCCGGGCATGTCGTCGCTGCTGCTGTCGCGGTCGTTTAATATCTTTTGCAGCCCTCAAGGCTCGGGTATTACACACCGGGCCAATCCTTATTTTAAGATTGTCCCGGTCATCGGCAGTTCTGAGGCCTCCGAGGGCATCTACGGAGGCTTCCGCGTGGGGTGCTGCTCGCTTGAGTCAGGTGACACCCGGCTTGTCGGCATACAGCCGTCAAAGGTCGACCAAACGGCATTTAACCTCCCTTTAATGCGCACTCAAAAGGTGTTTATCCCCAAGATGGCAGCCGAGGAGGCTTCAAAATATCGCCTTAAAATCACCCTCAAAATGTTGATGGATGTGCGCTATAATCCCTTTGAGGAGGAGGGCGACTACAACGAGGGCGCCAACTGCGAGGAAATTAAGTATAACACGGCGTGGGCTTTTGTCCCGGCTAACATCACGCTCCGCAATGAGGAGCAAGGCAGCGTCGTGCGCTACTACGACAACACAACCATTACGGTGGGTGCCGGATGGGGTCATGTCGACCTCGATTACTCCGGATGGCAAAACGGCGAGCCTACCGGACATAACACTTGGTTGGCTTTTTATGACAATGAAAAACAGTGGGAGCAGCCGGCCATCGGCGAATGGCGCACCAATCGTCATAATTTCGGGCGCCCGGACACGGAATCGCGCAAGCCTCAGAGTGCGGAAGCATGGCCGAAGCCTTACGAGTGGGAGGTGGCCGCAAGCTTTAAAAACGCCAACGACGGCCAATACATACCATACCCGGCACAAGGTGGGTGGCTTGAGATTACCATATACCAGGGCGTAAATTGCTACGCATACGGGGAGGAGAGCATGTTTGCCGCCACCACAAAGTGGACGGAGCTTTCATTATATAATAAGATAAGGTGGCTGCTGTATCAGGCGCCGCAGGTGGAAATCGTAAAATCCAACCTCACGCTTGAGAGTGCAACTATGGAGGATGTTGAGTATACAGGATGGCTGCACCCCAATGCTAAGGACGAGATAGCAATTGACACCATATGCGGCACGGCCAACATTTCCATCCCCTCGGCGCGCGGAATTTATCTTGAGACCTCGTCCGGAGATCAGATAAGGAAGTTGGCACGCGGCGGCGTTGCCGACCACCCCGAAAGGTTGTTGATTGGCACCTTATACAGCCAATACGCATCACGCCGCACCATGCTGTCGGGCGTGATGGCGCTCGACACCTTGGGACTCGGCACATACATGGAGGCCAACCAACAGGGCAAAAAGCTTATGATAAAGGGAGAGGTGCAGGATTTAATGTCGGACACATCGGAGGTAACTTTAGTCGAGTTGCATCCGGACGAATACCAAGCGCAATGAGCACGTATAACGGTAAAATAAAGGTAGTCAAGGCACGACCGCGCAGCAAGAGGTTGCGCGACATTGGCGGCACTGTGTCGACGGTGACCTCCTCGAGGGAGGTTGCCGCCGCACCCTCTGTCGACCTCTCGCGCTACATGATAAAGGAGACCTTTGACGAGCTTTTTGAAAAGGTCAACCTCGGCACCGACGCAGCACCCAAGTGGGCCATCAAAGCCAAGTACAATTTTTATACCGTAGGCTGGCTATCATTCCGCGGAGCCAACGACGGCAGCGGTGGCAGTGCCGTCGCAGGTGCCGCCAACCTCTCCGACCTCAAGGATGTAAGCCTCGGCAGCCTCGCCGCAGGGCAAGCCTTGGTATGGAACGGTGCCAAATGGGTAAACTCAACCATCGCTACAAGCGGCCTCGACGAGTCATCGCTATCAAACTACCTAAGCTCCCACGGCTACGCAACGCAGCAGTGGGTCACCGCGCAAGGCTTCCTTAAGCAGCACCAATCACTCGCCGATTATCTGAAAATCGACGGCAGCAACGGTACTGCAGCTGGTGTCACCGCGCTTATAAAGCACCTCGACGATGCCACCGCCGACATCCTTGACACGACCAAGCTTGTCACTTCCGACACCCTCGGCGACAACGCCGCATCGCGCATGTATCACCGCCGTCCGGCAACCGCCTTGTGGAATTACATTAAGTCGAAATCCGACGCTCTTTACGTAACCGTAATCGGCACATCCGGCAACAACCTCACCTACATCAAAGGCGGCATCACTAACAACATCACCGTCCCCTATGCCGCCAAGACACGACTCCTGGAAGAAGCCTACGGCCTTGCGCGAGGTAGCTACGACGCGCTGCAGGAGCGACCCGACGAGCTTCCGGCGGGATTGCGCGTTAAGTTCAAGGGTTATCCCGGCGCCGGTGTGGGGCCTGAATCCTATTGGAACACCGTTCTTGACATTACCGCCGTCAGTGGCGGCTCGGTCACTGGAGCCGGCTATCGTACACAATTCCTCTTCTCCAACTCATTAAATGAATCCGACGGCACCTTTTGGGTGCGCAACGGCATCGATGCCACTTGGAATTCATGGCAGCAGGTGTTCACGACCGGCAATTACCAAGGCCTCCTTGCCAACACCTTCTATAACAAAACCGAAGTTAATGCTAAACTTGACAAAAAGCTCGACAAGGCCACATTCGACGACCTCTTTGAAAAGGTCAACCTTGGCACCGATGCCGCGCCAAAGTGGGCGATCAAGGCAAAATACAACTTCTACACAGTCGGCTGGCTGTCGTTCCGAGGCGCAAATGACGGCAGCGGCGGCAGTGCCGTAGCAGGTGCCGCCAATCTCAGCGACCTCAAGGATGTGTCGCTCGGCAGCCTCGCCGCAGGGCAAGCCTTGGTATGGAACGGTGCCAAATGGGTCAATTCCACAATCGCAACAAGCGGCCTCGACGAAGCTTCTCTTGCCAATTATCTAAGCTCACACGGCTACGCTACACAGGCATGGGCTAACGGGGCGTTCGTCAACAAAGCGGGCGATACAATGACGGGTCATCTGACCATGCTTGCGAAAGATGTATACCTCAAAAACAGCACCGATAATTCGCAATACGTTTGTTACGGGTTCAAAAATACAGCCAATGCAATCATCGCACAGGTGGGCTACCACAACACCGCCAAGCGCATAGTCATCAATCCCGTCGGCTCTTCCGAGCCGTGGGTGGATGCCGTCGGCAAGTACAACCTAATCGTCGGCAACAACGAGCTGAAGTACAACACCTATACGCTTTGGCACTCAGGCAACGACGGGCACAACTCCGGCCTCGACGCGGACTTGCTCGATGGAGTGCATAATGGAGAGGTAACCGCCAGACTTGTCAACTACAACAATGGCGGCAATGTCAGCGGCGCGGTTCAGTTCATGCAGAGAGCTAATGGTTGGAACGCATGGGACGCTCCGACACAGAATTGGTACAGTGTAATCAAGCTCAACCATGGCAACGGCGACACTTATTACAGCCGTGTGCTTGCGTTCGACTTCCACTCCGACAACATATACACGCACCGTAAACATAATGGCACTGATTACGGTTGGCACACGCTCGCCTTCATCGACTCCACCGTAGCCAACGCCAACTCGCTTGGCGGCATCGCAGCGGGTGACTATGTAACCCGCAACGGCGACCAAAAGATTGGTGGTGTAAAAACATTCACTACCTACGTGAAAAATGAAATGGCGTCGATGTTCAAGGCAGGCTCGGATGGAATCTATTTCGCTCCCAGTACCGACGGCTCACTCCGCATCAACACCCACACCAACTATTCGTACACTGGATATATAGGCCGCATTTCACAGGATGGGTCTTTGGCAATGGGTTCTTTCATCAAATCAGGCGGCACCGCCTCGCAGTTCCTGAAGGCTGACGGCTCGGTTGACGGGACGTCATACGCCACAGCCTCGGCACTCTCCACGGGTCTCGCGGGGAAAGTGAGCAAGAGCGGGGACACGATGAGCGGCGACCTTCGGTTTGGTGCTCCCGACAAGGGCGTGAGGTTTAACCACGCAGGAGTTAACGGCATTTGGGGGCATACCAGCGATAATGCGGCGACTAATCAGATAGGTTCGACCGCCCTGTCCAATCTCGTCATAGCCTCGCATTGGGGAGTGGCGTTCACATCCACTTGCTCCAATCAGACATATACAGACAAGGTTGCTGTAGGCATTGATACACGCATTGGCTCAGTCGCTGCTGGCAGTTGGGTAAAAGCATCGCATTTCTTAGCAAACACGACAAGATTATGCACCAATCTTAACGCCGACTTGCTCGACAGCTACCATGTGTCGCAGCTTGCAAGGCTCACCTCGGCCAACGCCAGTGCCGGCGCGCACAACCTCCCAGTGTATGTCAACGGTGGTGTTGTCAACGCCGTGTCATCTGTTGGTGAGGCTTTCCTGTCTTGGGGTGGCCAATCCTTAAACGGTGGTTTCAGCCCCGTCGACGGCGCGATGGTTGGCGCACTCGGAGCTAATAGATTTGCATTTATAAAGCCTGCCGGCACCACATTTCAATATTCCACGAACAGCGGCTCAACATGGAACAATTACAATCTTAGCGACACCCAAAAGAGCGGCTTCTTCGACGCGGGCGTTCAGCAGGCATTGTATGCCAGTGGCGCATCCAATGTCGTGGGTACTGCAAGTCATCAACTACGCATTATCATTGCCACTTCGGCAGCATGTATATATACCGCCATTAATAAATTCGTAATCAATTTCTCGACACAAGGGTGCCATGGCACAACCGTGACGATCGAGAAAGCCCTGGAGTCAACCCCTGGCAATTGGGTTACGGTGGCTTCAAATGTACCATTGTCCGGATGGAGTGGATGGAATGTTGTCAATGTCCCCGCCTTTCTCACATACGGAAATAGCCCTGGCGTTCAATACGGACGCATTCGATTCACCTTCAAATGCACAAGCGTAGGAAGTAACAATTCGCCATTCGCAGTGTATTGTATCATGGCCTACGGCGGCTTTGGATGGATGACGGCATCGTCGATGGCCGCCAATGGACATCTGTATAGCTACGACGGTAATCAGAATGCCTACTTCCCGGGGTGCGTCAGATTGAACAATGACGGCCAATATCCCGGCACGACATGGAACAACGGCGCCGGACAACTCGGCATCGCATTGGTCAATAACTCCAATCAGACCCCCTTGTTGGTCGCCCATCGCTACGGTGCAGCATCTGATGTAACCGGTACCAACCGACTATTTGCACTCGAGCTTCTCAACAGCGGCGCAGAGATGCACTTTGCTTTCGGTGGCTCGACAAAATTCAGCATGACCAACACGGGCGTGTTTTTCGCGAACGGCGGTCTGTGGACGAATGGTTTTCTTTCATTCAAAGGCAAGAACACAAGCTCCGATGCCAGATTGAAAAGATACATTGGTGACATTCGTGTGCCACTTGCTGTCATCGCAAAGGCACCCAACATTATATATGCATGGCGCGATGACGGCTCGCTCGACATGGGCAGCATTGCACAGTACTGGCAAAGGTATTTACCGCTATCCGTGCGCCTGTGTCAAAACGGCTACCTCGGTATGGATTATTCAAAGGTCGCACTCGCTTGCGTAATCTCGATGGCCTCCGAGCTTCTCGGCGTCAAGGACGATGTATCTGTGCTAAAGCAAGAGGTGCGACAACTAAGGCACGAGAATCGAGAACTTAAACAACAAATAGATAAAATGGGAAGGAGGATTGCATAATGGGACACATCAATGGCAGAATCACGCCTCCCGTAGGCGTGGAACCCGACATCTGCGGAACGCTCGGCGTCGGTCGCAAAAGCGACGGCTACTACGACAGCTATTCGGCAATATCAGCATCGACAATAAACAAGTGGTCAAGAACCAAGCCGCTGCGCAACAGCTCATACGCCTCACTGCCCCGGCCCTTTCAACACAATTCAGGCGAGGGCACTTGGGGCATGGAGTACCCGCGAGTGACGGGAACCAATATGCTGAAAAACGCCAGTATGGGTGTCAAGGTGGCGGGAGCGGCATCGGGATATAAAAACTACACCTATCTGACGGTGCGCACTACCGACTACGGACGCCTCGACGACTTCGACGGCTACAACCAAAACGCTGTACAGCCCGTTCTCGCGGGCATGGACGGCAACAAGGGGTCACAGATTACCATTAATGGATTCGCATCCAACTCCCTGCGCTTCTACATCCAAGCCGATGCAAACACCGAAATAGGCATCAATGAGTTTTGGCCGGAAACCAACCTCGTCTATGTCGTGGAGCTCTACTATAAGGACAGCAGCAGCTTCTCGTCCGACACTCCGTTCCTTTGGGCGGCATCCACAAAGAAACTGTCGGCGATGGGAAAGTTCGACGGGCAGTCCATCGTGATTACCATGTCGGAACTAAAGACGGCGTTCAAGGCCAAGTTCCCCTCCGTAGACATCGACAACGGCGAGGTGAAGCTAATCGCAATCTACGGGGTCATGGGGCTGTCGTCGACGGGCGAGAGCCACCGAGCGGCGGCATCGGGCGACCACTTCAAGGCCGTAAACGCCGACTTCTCCGGCCTCGGCTACCTCGCACCGTGGAACGACCACACGCACACCGAGCACCAAGCCAACATAACAATCGCCAACTTCTTCTCCTATTTGTTCACGGGGCTGCAATACACCGTAACCTTTCCCGCGACTACGGCGAGCTTCTTCGACCTCACGACGGTCAAGACATCTTACACAGCCGACCTCGGCATCAAGACATCCATCAAAAATACGGGAACGCGCAACTTGGCCGTACACACTCGAGGCACTCTTGCCAACGCCACCTACGTGCGCATGATGCTACGCGCACACGCCGTGGGCGATTTCAGGCAGACAGCGGGCGACCCTGCCTACAACACCCCTTACGACGGCAAGACCGTGGAAGCGGGCATAACATCAAATGGTAATGTCACTACGCTCACCAACCTCGTGACCATCGGGCCAAACGTGACGGCCACCGTGTACCTGAACCTACAGGGTATCCTGCCCGTCGGAGTGACCAAGGGCATAGTCGTCGAGGCTTCCACCGACCAAGGGGCAAGCTGGGTCATCGCACAGTGGCTGACGGCGCAGATTACACGAAACTAATTATTAACCTATAAAAACAGAAATTATGAACACAATGACAACAGTGAAAGCAGTATCTGCTCGCATCAGATACAACAACTACGACGACGAAAACCGCACCTACGACATCGCAGCAGATGTTGATGTTTCAAACGGCGTAATGGGAGCTGTAAGCAACGGCAGTTTGGTTGCCAAAGGCAGCGGCATGGGACAAGGCGTGTCATTCGACACCTCGATGGGGTATAAGCGACTTGAGTACTACGACAAGACCATCGACGAAATCCCCGCGCATCAGGCCATCAACAACTTCATCGCGAGCGTCAACGCCCTAATCACATCCAATCCCTCACAAATCTAAAGACTGACACTATGCCAAAGAAAATAACTTACGACAAAGCATTTTACCGCTCATTGCTGATTAAGTCAATCCCCTTTAAACAGGGCGACCGCACACTCGATGACGCAACAGCAACAGCCGTCCTGCTGCTTTCGGCAAAGTATACCAAGCTCACCGAGAACTTCAACGCACTGATTTCCGACGCGGTTAAAGCTTTAAAAGAAAAGGACGATAAATACAAGGATTTCGACAAAAAGGCGCAGGAATTTGCCGATATGAAACGCATAGAGGCGCAGATAGCCGAGCATGACAATTGGACTGAGGGCCAAAAAGATGCTGACGGCAACGACATCCCGCGCCCGGCGATGCCATCGGATGAGCAAGTAAAGCGAGCAAAAGAGTTGCGAGAGCGCGACGATCGCGAGGCATTTTACTCCGCCTATGCTGATTTGAAGCAAGCCGAAATAGATTTGCGCATGAAGCACGCCGACGACGAGGTGGACGAGCCGTCGGGCTTGTCATCAGCCGAACTGCAAGGCATCCTCCGATGCATCGGCACCGATGGGACAATCACCCTCGCCGTCGCCCATCCAATAACGGGCAAATACGAGTGGTCGCGCCGCGAGTGCCTCGAGCTCCTTGCCGCCAACTTTTGCTAGTTTTAAACGGCATTTAAATACTGTTTAAATTGTATTGAATTATTCTTGCCGGGGTGCAATAAAGCCCCCGGCCTGTTAGTAGTCCTCTTACCTACATACTAACAAAAATGCGCCACAACGCACAGCCGGGGGCTCCACGCGAAAGGAGTTTAACGCATCGATGAATCGTGGCGCGCATTATACAGATATAATGCTGCACAATGTTGCATGATTTATGATGAAAAAGTAATAATGATTTTATTTAAAGTAAAAAAATCTTAATTTTTAGACAAATATGTATCATATATGATACATATTTGTTATATTTGCACTGTTATTAATTAAAACGAGGGGGCAACTCGCTAAATACTGCACAAAAAATATGTCA